CTTACGTTCAATACTATTCCACCATACTGCACCATTGTATCTAGCAGTAAGACAATGAGACTTGCCATCTTGACTAGTCATCTCATCTGTAGCATAGCCATCTTCCAAGATGTCTTGCATAGTAATCTTTTTGTCAATCATATCATCAATAGGTATTTGTTTATATGTACCATCAGATTGTAACTTACCCCACCAATATAGTCTGTATCTATTCTGACCACTCAACCACTTAGAGTTTAATGCTTGTGGCTCAAAACCCATATGTTCTGATATTATATCTTGAGATTTTTTAGACATACGTACATTTTCCAAGAGTATATACTTAGGTCTAACCTCATCTCTGACACGTATAAACTCAAAGAATAACTTACTACGAGGGTCATCAAAGTTCAACTGATTTCCTGCAAAAGAAAATCCTTGACATGGCGAGCCACCCATTAGAATATCCACGCTATCACCATTAAAACTATCGACATTAACTTTAGTTACATCTCCAATAGGTATAGCACTAGGAAAGTTCTCTTTCATAACTATATTGGCATACTTATCTATCTCTGAATAATAAAACTTAGTAATAGGTACGTCAGCACGTAACATAGCTAACGCACCAACACCACACCCATTAAATAAACTCGCAGTAATCATTTTAAATTCCCTTCTAGTTTAAGTATTTTAATATTTAGTCTTGTTAGTTGTTGATACATTCTACTATATCTTATGTACCATTCTCTTTGATGTTCACATAAACCTTTATCTACTTTATAGAAAGTTATTCTGCCTACATCTATAGTTCGCAAAGATAAATCATCATTACCTGTTTCCATATCTTCTAAACTATTACCTAAAGAGTCAATTAATGTTACTAACTCATGTCTATTTAAGTTTAAGTTAATATCTTTTACTTTTACATTTGATGTAGCCATATTATACTCCTATGTAGCATGAGAAGTATAGCATAACTATTCCACTCACAATTAATATTAATATAGTATTATCATTATTTGGTAACATTGTCAATCTCCATATAAAGTTGGTATCTCCTCATTTGGTATGCAATCTTCTTCATCTTCTCTTAGTGTTTCCTCGAAAAGATGGTACAAATCTTCTTCTTCCCACATTTACTACTCCTATTTTTTATCTATATAAACTCTCATGTGTGTAGAATCTTCCATGTTTGCACCATGATATGCTCTACCTTGTCCATACAATTCCTTCTTGAGGTGTTGTCCTTTTACTCTTATGTTGTACGATTCTTTATTAAGATACTTCCTACAACTCTTGACAAACTCCTTGCCTTCTTCGTCTTGTGGTACTTCACTAAAGGTATAGTAGTGTCCATTAGTATGAGCAACATCTTGATATGCTTTTCTCCACCTGTGTTCTGCCTCAGACCACTTATCTATCAACTCATCTTTTTCATCTATGATAGCTTGTAATCTATCCTCTTGTTCTTTCAAGTTTTTTTTGTACACTTCATGGTTATGTTCATTAAAACTTTCTACTTGTTTAATCTTTGCAACCAAGTCTTTTGTTCTACCCATGTGCTTAGACCTATCTAGCATTTCTTCTTGTTCACATGACTTCACAAATGCTCTAATTAAGTGTTGAAAATCCATGTGTGATATAGGTAAATGTCTACCCTCTCTTTCTGAATAGTATGTCTTATGATTCAAGTCATACATATCACTTGCTAGTTTACCTGTTTCTTTTGTTGCACCTAGCATAGTTACTACTCTGTGTATTTTCATTCTACTTCTCCTCGTATGTTTCAATTAATTTATTAAGATACCATTGTGCTTTCTTCAAATCTTCTAAGCCATTCTTGTATCTAAATCTCCATAGGTACTTAACTATATTACCTTGTAGGTAGTAGTCGAATCCATCTACTAACATAGCTTGTAGGGCATCTATTGTTTCTATGCCTGCCTTATTGTAGTGAATAGGACTATTGACCATATCTGTAGATTGTTCTTCTTTTTTTGTTCCACTTAAATATTTCACTTGTTGCTCCTTCGATTTTTCTTCTAACTCTTTAAATTTATTTTTCATATATTCTAAATGTCTTACCATTATTTTTGATACTCCTTCTTCCATTCGTCTGTTGCACTTATTAACTTTGGGTTTACAGACATAATCTCACTTATGTAGGCATCTCCATACTCCCAACTATCGTATGTCATAGGGGATTTACACGCAGTAAACCATCTAGCATATTGGTTTTTATCTTCGTTATCTTTTACTTGATATGTTTTAAGTATCTTCCACTCAAAGTACATACCATTACTAGGGTTGTCTATCCTATATGTTGCATAGGCATTGTCTATGTTTTTTGATTTACCAAATTGATTTTTAGCCATTATTCATTCTCCTCATGGTAGCTATCGTTGTCATCTATGTATTGATTAGGGTGTGTCCATTCTCCAATGCACCCATCATCATCATCTTTTTTGATATACAATTCTATTAGTTTATTTAAAGAATAATGGTCTACATCATAATCATTCTCGATTGCCCATTCATGTAACCCTTGTACATCTAGTGTCCAAACTTTATCTTCTCTATTCATCATTAAAATCTCCTATATGTTTATTCCATTCGTCAGGTGTAACCCCATTAATTAGAAACTCCCTTTGGTCAGCACTTAGATTAGGGAATACGTTTTGTACTAACAAACCACCTATAGTATCATACATATCTAAATGCTCTTGTAGTATAGGTAATTCCATTGTATTCATTTTTCTTGTTAGTATTGATTGTCTAGTTACTTGTATCATATTGTATCTCCTTCAAAAGTTTTTCTACATCATTTATTAAATAGTCATACCCATCTATTTGTGATTGAGCATCTATCTCATATTCTCTAGCCACTTTTATTATGTGTTTTAGTTTTGTAGCTACATCATTTTTTTGTATCATTAGCTATTCTCCTTATACCAACTCATAGCACTACTCATAATCATATTCGTATAAGTTATACCATACCCACTACCTGCTTTCAAGTTATCTTTATCAAGTAAATGTTTGTGCATATGTGTAACGTCATCAAAATTATCATATAGCTTTTTACAGACATAGTCAAATTCTTCATCTTTTAGTACATTCAAATCACATTCATAGTACAAGTACGAACTCATTAAGTATATAGGTACTAACCTATTAAGTGATACGTTATGTAATTCCATGTATTCGTCTCCATGCTACCCATGTTATAGCTTGCAATTCATATGCCTTGATGCCTAGCTTTTTAGATGCCCTAGCATATGCCTTTTGTATATCCTTATACTCATTCTTTTTAATGTTTGTATTGGGTGTTGTCAATCCTTGTTTATCATTGTAGTAAATATTTCTAGCATGTCCATCAATAGTGATATCAGTTTCATCTCCACTTATATTCCTAAAGAATGATACAATTTTCTTGCCATTGAGTATATCAATAGTTTCCTCATAGCTTGGCATTGATTGTAATATACTCCATGCTTTTTGTTTCATCTTATGATAAGTGCTAACCTTGATGCTATCCATATCTTGCCCATTGATAAAGGCAGTACATAAATCTTCTGCATTGATTATGTTACGTTCCCACTTGTTATTAGGGCTTAGTGCAGATACTACCCCTATCACAATATGTAAGGGTAGTTCAAGTTTCTCAGCTATCTCCTTACAGTCTGAGTTAGCATTGACGTACCAAGTTAAGCCATGTTTTATCTCACTTGGTTTAGCTAGTTTGTATATTGCAATTATATTTTTAGTGGTAATCATGGTTACTCCTATTGGTTTCTTAGTCGCTTTATTCTATCCATAAATGTAGCTTTATCAAATCTACTATTATGTCTTTTACAAAATCGCATTATGTCTTCTATAGCTATAATGTCAAGTTTGTTGTCAACAATTATATCTGCTAATTCTTGGAAGTGTTTTCTAGTCATGAGGTATTCTCCTTGTTATTATTTGTTATAAGCGTTATGTGTAAATATAAATGATAATGCCATACACATTATACCCATGTAGCCAAATCCTAGCAGTAGAGTCCAAAAGATTAACTCACTACTAAACAACATTGCTAAAGGGAATGTTACAATTATAGCATTTACATAGAAAAATAGCATTAGATATGAGCAATAGTCAGAATATCTAAGTAGTTTTCTTTTCTTTTCAAGTCTAGTCATTTTATTCTCCATCATATAGTTAGAGGGTATAATGCAACGTAAGGGGAAAACGTTACATTATACTTCGCACTTATGCCTTCTTTCTAGTAATAGAATTGGCAAAGTCTTTATGGGATTTAACTTGGAATTCTCCAAAGTCAATAGAGTTATAAACACCTTTTAACTCTTTATCAATAGCAGTAAGCAACATCTCAAAAACAGCAATACTTGTACTACCAATTCTAGCACCATATTCTTGTTTTACTTGCCTTGCACCAATACGACTAGCCTTGTATAGCCTAGTCTTAGACAAAGAAGTTTCAGTTACTTTCTTATACTTTTTTGCTATTCTTGAAAACTTTTTTTGGTTTGATTCAGTCAAGTTTTGACCTGTTAAACCTGTTGATTGTTTCCAATAAGTAGCATTTATAGTTTTAATAGCCATAGTTTTTCTCCACATGAAGTTAAGGTTAAGGGCATTATACCCTCAAACAATACGAATTGTAAAGAATAAAATTCAATTACTAGTCGTATATATCTTAATACGATTAGGTATAAATTTTAGTTACTCAAACCAAGTTTCTTTTACTTAAACTTATAGCTAACTTTACTAGTAATCTAGTAGTATAGATTTTTCCTCGCTTTCACTTTGATTCCCACCTGATTAGGTTATTAAGGGAAGGCAGACTAGACAATACACAAAACTAGCCTCTTTTACTTTCTCGCACTCTTACCATTGACCACCCTAGGATTTCGTTGGTCGCACTTCTCCTATATTCTACAAGTCTACTCGCTTGGCACTTGCTTAGTCTAGAAGGTTACTACCCTTTTGGCACACCTAGTTAGCCCA